CGTCCTCAAGCGAGTTCATGTACCTCTCCACAGCTTCCTGAAACTCTTTATTATGGCGACGGTCATATTCTTCCATGTAGAAGTTCCATTCTTTGCTATCACCTTTAGCGATTTCCTTTAAGAGTTCGTCGTCTGTAAGTTTAGAAATTGCTTGATTCACATTCTTATTTGGTGAATCACTGAAATCTACTTCACTAAACAAATTACCCTCTATAAAACTTCTGATGGATGAAGAAGCATTAAAGAGTGGCTCTTCTGCTGTAAGCTCACTGAAATTTCCATCTTCGTATTCAATGTTTGAAAGGTTAGGATTAGCATCGATGTTTTTATCCATCTCAGCATACTTCTTTTCTTTTTCATCCATCTCCTGCTTCATCAGCTCGGTGTATTCCTCGTATTTCGCCTTAGCTTCTTCAAGTTCTTTTTCGAATTCGAAAGGCTTACCCTCTCTTGCTTGCATCTGCTCAAGTTCGGAACGATGGCGAGATATGTTCTGCTCTGCATATCCAACGATATTCTCGAAATCATTACCACTAATAACATTTTCGGTAATATCCTCAATAGCATTGCGAAGCAAGCCATTCTTTACAGGTACATCTGTAAGACCTAATTCCTTTTGAGAATAAACCATCTTACGTGTAGCCTTACTAAATAGATTGATGCCCTGCGATGTAGTTTCCTTAATAACTTCTGTGCGTACAACAAAATCTAAGCCGTCAATATTTACATTGAGACTACTCGTGTATGAGGCATTTGCACTATCCTTAACCTTTTCGCCCTCGTCTTTGATTTTCTTGTTATGTTCCTTGAAGAAGTCTGTCATAGCATCAACGCTGTCAAACTTCTGTTTGCCAATGGTGATAGTCTTGAACTTACCATCAGGATAAGTTTTGCGTACAAGAGAAAGGTTCTTTTCATTTGTGTCCTTACGCTTCTGCTCCTGCTTTATCTGACTGTTAAGACGTGGTTTTGCGTTATGGATATAAGTTTGGTCTGCTTCCCACTGGCGTTTGCGACTTTCGTACTTACGGACATTCTTCTCTGCCTGATTCTTTAACATAGCGTACTCGCTTCCTGAAAGCTGTGCAACAGTATCTCCGAAAGAGTCTTCTTCCTCTTCAAGAATACGATTCTCCATACTGTTTGCCATAAGCTGTTTGCCATTCATAATACTATCGGCAATAGCACCCTTAGTCTTTAGTCTTTGGTAAGCAGTAACATCAAGACTATCCTCTACACCAAAACGAAGCACACGCACAGGCTTATTCATATCCTTATGAATATTTCCTTGTCGTAATATACGTCCGTTACGCTGTGTGTAGTCCATAGGTCGGTTTGGTGCATCAAGATGTATAAGTGTATGTAAGCGTTCCTGAATGTTCACACCAGTACCGAGGGTGAATGTACTACCCATGATAACACGAACCTCTCCACGATTTACCTTGTCAAAGATTTCAAGTTTCTTCTTCACAGTCATTCCCGACTTCATTACAACAATCTGCTTCTCTGGAACACCTGCCTTGATAAGTTTCTCTCTAACATCTTCGTATAGATTGAAACCGCTCGTCTTATTCTGATAGTTATCTGCAAAGATAGCAACAGTACCCTTATAGTCTGCCGTTTCTTTCAGAGTACGCAATGTTTGGCGCACCGCCTCATTGGTTTTGCTGTTAGCATCATCTTCTGCACTTGCATCAACCAAACGGGCATCCACGGCTGCTGCTTTGGCAATACCATACATAGTAAGTGGAATATGAGAATTCTCTTTCTTCTCCTTGCCACTCATCTTGTCGTACTTTTCAAGCTCGCCATTTACAAACTTCATGATACCACGTAAAGCCTTTGTCTGTGGCAGATAAAGGTCTTGTGCCTTTCCTGTCTCCATTTCAGGTATCTTATCGCTCACACCTCCTGCATCCTTTGTTCGAACAGTATCAGACACACTTGACCAAATACGCACGAGTTCAGGCAAGTCAATGTAACCTGCAAAACGGTTATTCTCTTTGAATTTGCCACTGGTGGTAAATTCCAACATCTGTTGGATATTACCGAAGTTGCGCACAAAGTCATCAAAGTAGTAGATACCATAGTCTTTCATTGTGTCGGCTGGCATCAGGTAACGCATGAAAGTCCATATCTCTGCTGCTGTATTACTGATAGGAGTGCCAGTAGCAAAGATAACATTACGTCCATGGTTCTTTTGCAATACGGCTTGTGTCTTCAAATAAACACCTTGCGACTTCTTTGAATACGATGGGTCTACACCCTTGACGCCACGCTGCATAGCTGTAGCAAATCCAAGGTGCTTGTATTCGTGAGCCTCATCAACGAGTAGGGCGTCAATACCCATATCGTCAAAGTTTTCCGTATCGTCTGTTCTTCGGTCGAGCATTTCACGTGCCTTTACTTCTGTATTCTGCTTAGTAACTGCACGCTTCTTCTCATCTTTTGCTGTACGCTTATCTGCGAGTTGTCCAGAGATAGATGCAAGCTCGTCTTCCAACTGTTGGATTTCTTTTTCTGCCTGTCGAGTAATAGGGTTGCGCTCTGAGTCATCAGCTTCTTTCATTTTTTCAAGAACAAGCATCTTCTCCTCTATCTTGTCTTTAATGAAAGCCATCTGACGCTCTTCGCTATCAGGAATAAACTCAAAGGTGGATTGAGGTACGACTATCATATCCCAATCGTTGTAACGTATCTTGGCATAGAAGTTCTTTCTACCCTCTGCGCTACGGTCGCTATCCTCCAATGTGAGTATCTTTGCATTAGGATATAATTGCTTTGCACTGGCAACAAACTGACCAACGGTAGCATTCTGTACTACAATCATAGGTTTGTGGGCTGTTCCCAGTCTACGCATTTCCATTGCCGTTGAAATGAGAGTAAAGGTCTTACCTGTTCCTACCTCATGGGCAAGCATCAAAGGTTGCATAGTGCCACGTACTACCGCCTTTGCCTGATGAGAGCGAAGAGTAATACTGTGTGTTGCACCTCCAAAATGTTCTGGGATATATTCAGAAGGAATATCAACAGGGACATAGTTGTTGAAGAGGTCGTTGTAAACAGCTTCCATTCTTTCGGACATTGCAGGGTCGCTCTGCATCTTATTTCTTGCCCAATCCTTGAAGTCCTGACGGATTTCATCAATCTTAGATGCACAAGCCTGTGTAGCCTCCTTGTCTGTTATAGTCTCTGTGGAACCATCGTAATGTTTTTTTACCCTTGAAACTGAAACGGTCTTATTTTGGATAGCAGCCTCGATTAGCTTATGCCCATAAATATACTCATTGAATACCTCACTATGAACACCACTTGTACGGTTTTTGTCATTGTTCAACCCCCAATCAGGTGCTTTCATAAACCATGTACCACCTGCTGCCGTAAACTTAACGTCAATACCAGTCTTCTCCTTTACAAATTCGTTATAAAGTTCAGGAGCAATCCATGATGAACCGAGGTTGAATTCAATGAGGTGTGCAGGGATGCTGTTAGGAACGACCTCTTTAAGAGCCTTGATATTGCCATTATAAGTTCCATTTTCATTATTAGCCTCTGCTTGTTTCAGTTTTTCTCTGACATTACCGCTAAGGTATTGATAAGAAACGACTACCTGTTTGCCCATTGGGTCTTCAAAGCCTAAGCCACTGCTAATGATTTCCTTTTTCACATCGTCCTCACTCATGCTAAGTTGTGTACTGATGTAAGGAATATCAATTTTGCCAGTCTTATAAATGCTAACAATAATACCGTCTTTTACGTTCTTAGGTTGAGGCTCAACGTCTTTCTCTATAACACGTTTGCCAAACACATCAGTCTTACTGAATTTCTGCACACGCTTTCCATCCTTGTCTCCTGTTTCCTCATATCTTTCAAGTGAGAATACATTAGGATAATCAACATCATTACGCAAGAAAGCAATAGAAACATTCTTGTTAAGGTGTCCGTAAGTATTAACAAAGTCATCATAAACCTTGTTGAGTTCGTCAAGTAAAGGCTGTAACCCCTTATCGTCTTCATTCTCCGACTGATAATGCAATACATCATCTAAGGCTTTTTTAATAGCAGTGTAAGCCTTAAAGCATTCTTCCTTTGTGTGTCCTTTTACCTTATTTGTATTCAAATCAAGTGGAACGGCTTGTCCCAGTTGAGCAACACAAAGCTTACCATCCTTGTTGATAAGCATACTTCCCTCCTTGACATCATCGCCAAGCTCTTCATATACATTGACAGGCATCTCTTCTTTCTTTGCCTGTGCTTCGTCTTTCATGTGAGCAAAAGAGTTCACGAAATCTTGCAACATCTTCTCTTGTTGCTTATCACTGGTTGGATAAAGGCCCTTTGAAGTAGTACGATATTTGTCGCCATGCTCAAAAGCGAACTCCATCTTTCCCGCCATCATTTCTGGGTGTTCAATAAAGTATTTGTTGTAGTCCATCGAAAGATGCTTAACTACTGGAACCTCTACACCCTTAACACGTTTTGTTTCTCCAGTATCGAATTCCACCGAACGTTCACCTGTAACAGTGCTTACATCGATTGCGTTTGGCGAAACTTGACCATTAACACGTTTACGAATAACGATAATATCTGATGTAACACTAGTGCCACCAAATGTTTTATTATTCAATCGGAAAGCACCGACGACATCAGCGTTGCCATCACTTACCAACCAGTCACGTAGTTTATGTGAACTATCAAGGGTGCCATTTGAAGATATAAAGATACCGATACCACCCTCACGCAGTTTACGTACGTTCTTTGCAATACAGAAGTCATGAATGTTATGGAACTTCTTAGAAAGGTCGCCATCTCCTGTTGTGTCGTTTACTCGAAGACCTGTAACAAAAGGAACATTGGTAATCGCAAGGTCTACACTTCCATTCGGAACTCGTGTCTGTTCAAAGCCTTGTATATTAACGTTAGCCTCAGGGTAAAGTAAAGAAAGAATATTGCCAGACGTTCCGTCTATCTCCACTGCTTGAATACGACTACTATCGCTTATATCCATTGGCATAAGACCAAGAATATTACCGATACCTGCAGAGCCTTCAAGAATATTACCACCCTTAAAGCCCAACTGCTTTGCAATGTCCCACAATGTATCTATAACGTACGCTGGTGTGTAATAAGCACTATTCGCGCTCATCACGGCTTGTTCGTAACCCTCTGCGCCTAACAAAGTCTGTAGGCGAGCAGGAATAGAATCTTTACTCCAGCTATATGAAGCTTGATTAAAGGCTTTGCCTAAACCTCCCCATCCACTAAACTTACGGAGAACAGACATTTGCTCGGGAGTTGCTTTTTCGCCACTCTCGACAAGTTCATTTGCCAACTCAATAGCTTTGATATTGGCTTCAATACGTGCATCAACAGATGTAGGCGCATAGTCTACACCACGCTCAGCATGATTATTAGAAACGTTTAATCTCGATAAGCGTCCAGAGGGTCGTTCAGTGCTGCTGCGTTCTTCTGCATTTCCGCTCTGTACTCGGCTATCTCCTTGGCGCTCAGACCTGCGTTCTTCAATATCTCTGTCCAGTTGTTTGTTGTCAACTGTCCTGCGCTCAGAAGATTCTCGTTGCGAAACTCCATCATCGCTCTTTCTATTCTCTCTTCGAGTTCTTTGGTTATCTTCATTGTCTTTGTTGTCTAAATCATTATTACCGAACAAATCGCCAAACAAGTCACCCACGGTTGACTCTCGATTCAAAGATACAGAATTATTCTTTGAATTGTTCTTTTTTGTTGGCTTTTCTTTTTGTGTAGTTGCTTTCTCATCTTCGGTATACTCGCTCAACCTGGCTTTGCCCTTATCTTGAAGTTCACGAACAAGGCTCTCTACATTTACTTTCTTGGGCTGAGAATTCTCCTCAATCAAATCCCTTTGGGGTTCTGTCTTCTGTACCTCATTAGCATTTGCCTTTGTACCATCAGAGAACGTATAGTATTCCGTCTTTCCATCTGAACCATGGAATGCCGCTAATATATGCTTATAAGCACCATGTTTAACAGAATAGACTTGCTCACCACCATGAAACTCTTCCACATCTTCACCATCCTTTAAGATAGAACGAGCACGGTCAATTAGAGCATCTATAATTAAGTCGAGATTTTTCTTGTTTTCCTCTTTACTCAAAGACTTATCTCCTGTCACATACTCCAATAAGGTTTTCACTTTTGGATCTGCATAGTTAGTGAAATGGTCTATGACATATCCAGGCAACTCATTGGCAAGATAATCTCTAATAACCTCTTCTGAATTTCCTGTAGCAGGATTTATGATTTGTTGTATACTCTTGTCCTTGGCAATAGAGTTTAGATGCTCTGCTAAATAGGATTTTATATCAGGATTTGACTTATCACGTACTTCTGTACTGTCTGTTATTCGCCTTATACCATCAAGAAGTTCATTGTATGCTACATCAGAACTTACAAAGTTGTTTCTACCATATCTCTCTTGACCGCTCGCATTAGGCTTTTCAAGACGATACATGATGTCTCCGACTTCGAGATTATCTCCTGGGACAAGGCTACCCTTTGTATCATTAGCCTTTAAGATGATATAGATACTCAAGTTCTTCCCATCTTCCAGTGGTAGATGAATAGTAATCTCACCACCAATAGGTGCAATGTTTGCAACAGCCAATGGTTTACTCTTACGTTTACCATTCTTACCTGGTGCTGTATGAGTTGCCTCATATATATCTACACCAAGGTCGTCGGCTATGCGCTTTGCCAAAGCGGTAGCATCCTTAACGGCTTTCTTCTCTGCATTACGCATATAGCCGTATGCTTCGTTGAAGTCTTTCTCTACCTTATCAGCTTCATAGTAGCCAAGAAGTGCCAACTGGTTATTAACCTTTTCAAGTGTAGCATCTACTTTTTCGGTGGCATTCCTTACTTCTGTGTCAGTTGTTGCTCTTTTTGCAACAGTTCTTGCTTTGCTTGCAACAGCTCCTGCTTCTTCTGTAATAGCTGCTGTATTTGCTTCTGTTCGTTTCTCATCTTCTTTTCTCTTTTCGTTACGCTCTGTTTTAACTTCTTGCTCTGTCTGCTTGGCAATCTTTGCTGCTTTCTGTTCGGCAACAACCATTTCAGCTTGCTTCAATACGTCTGGAGTAGGTTTGTCGAAATTTTGTACATCAAACCTTGCTACTTCATCGCTTGGCGTGAACTCTACACTCTCATAGCCTGGCTCCCAACGAATACCCTCATAGAAAGATTTCAACCATGGACGAATTTTATCTCCAATGAGGCTAACCATCTTATTGGCGTAGTCAGAGAACTTAACCATACCATTATCAACGAGTACCTGCGTTACGCTAAGACCTGCGGCTTTAATCTTCTTACGCTGCTCCTTGGTAAGTTCGTCATCATCACGGAAGAGAATACCGACATCCCCCTCATCGTCTGACACGCCTAATAAACTGCGTAAGTCTTTAAGTGCATCGTTGAAATCCTCCTTACTGACATCTCCGTTAAAGTCAAGCCCACTATCTTTAGGATTGTACACCTTGTTATCTACATCTTGGATAGCAGTATCTTCTACGGAAACTGTATTAGCTGGTTTCTTCTCTTGTTCTTTATGAGCAGCTGGTGCTACTGCATTGCGGTAATCCTGCACTGTGAGTGGCTGTTCATCAGCTACTGCAACCTCATCAGACATCATATCGCCTAATCGTTTTGCAGCGTCCTCACTACGCACCATATACCCCTCTTGTTCACGGTCATACCAACCTCTTGGGGTACGTTTGCCCTCTGCCAATGGCTCGCTAATGAAAGTCTTTGCAGCAGCTTTCTCTTCTTTGCTCAACTCATGATTGAACTTGACGAGATACATATCACTCGTCTTACCCTTCTTGTTAGTATATTGGGTAGGAGTAATTGTGTATTTCTCGGAGTTTTCAGCAGGCTTCATGTCCTCGTGCATAATTTCTTCTGAATTATGCGCATAATTTTCACCTGATTGTGTGTGTTCTGTATCAAAGCCAACCCCCATTTCTGACTTCACACTCTTATATTCAGCAAATGGTTTCGTCTTGCGGACAGAACTATCAACCCATTTCTTGAACTCCTCACGGCTTACCTCGGTGACTGTACCAACTTTCCAACCATCTTCGTATTGGTCACGGTATGCTTGTACAGCTTCTTCCATTGAGTTAAAACCATACATTACCTTGTGTTCGTCGAAGCCACCTGTCTGCTGGTCGATTTGGTCTACCACATATACATTTCCTGCTGTAGGGTTATCAGATAGATAAACATCAATATGGTCTCCGTCTGTTCCTTTCGTACCACGAATATAACCATAATCGTGTTTCATGATTATACTCCATTCCTTACCGTTTGCATCTTTACCGCTACGAGTACTTCCCTTGGGGTTTTCAAGTGCGATGTCATAACCATCTACTTTGATATGCCCCTTGCGATAGTTACCTGCTTCTTTCTGCGCTTCGGTAGGATTGGTTTCTGTCTGTTCACGCTGTGCTTGAACTTCATCAGGTGTTGAGGTTTCACCGATAGGGGTACTCTCTACTGGTACTGGTTGAGACTGTCCACTGCTCGTTTCATTAGTAGCAGTTTGTTCAACTGTATCGCTTCGTCCACTTTGTTCGGTAGCTGCTGCTTCGGCAGCTCTGCGTTTACGCTCTGCGATGGCTGCATCGACAAGGGCTTGTTGTTCTTTTGATGTTGCATTGATAAAATGTTTATTTATGTCTGTAAGAATTTCCTCCTTGCTTCTAAGGTCACCGCTAAAGATATCTAACTGTCCGTTAGCAGCTGTCTCACCCTCGCCATTATAAGTTGCAAGAACCTTTCGCAGGTCGCTCGGCTTTGTGCTGTTGAGAATGTCAGCAAGCAACAGAGTGGTTGCATCCGTTACACGCTTATCTCCAAGTTCGTCGTCAAACAATCCTTGCTGGCGACCGAATGGTGATACAGGCATACCCTCCTTGTAAGTGTCGGGGTCTGCCTGCTTGGCTCTTGCTACAAGGTCTACAGCATTTGAGAGTTCCTCGCTAAGGTCGTAACCATTTGCAAGAGTGCGGTTGTGTGCAATCTCACTGAGAGCCATCACAATAGACTGCTTAATTCCTGGCTGTGCAATAATCTGTCGTACTGCATCAGGGTTACTCTGGAACACCTTTCCAATGAGGGTGTTTTCCAATAACTCACGCCCTGCTGCACTAAGAGCATCACCTGTACGTAGTTCTGGCAGCTGCTTATCGTTAACTACACCTGCCTTGACAAGTTCCATGATAGCTCCGTTAGCGTCTTTCTCATTTGCATAGAAATCAGACAGACGGTCATACTGTGCAAGTGAGCGTACAATATTGCCAAATGTATTGTCTGGAACAACCTTGCCGAGTTTTACCGCAGCTTCTGGCTTACTCTGTGACTTCATTTCCTGTGCATTGAAGCGTGCGAATGTAGCAGCATCATATGGTAATACTTCATCAGGAACGAAATGTACACGAGGGTGCTGCATACTTTGAACCTGCTCTGCTGTAAGTCCGTACTTCTGTGGGAATTCACGCAGATAGTCAATATATGCACCGTCTGTTCCTTGCTGTGCTGCAAGTTCACCAGCTATATTGCGTCCGTTACCACTTAGCGTAATACCATTATTATCAACAACAGTAACAGACTGCAACGCTCTACTATCGTAGTTATCAGCTATGCTACGTGAAATCTTACGTGCATCTTCATCACGCTCGTAATCTCTATCGTTCACACTCTGTCCATTTTCATCGATAGGGAATCCCTCTGTTGGTTTGTATGCGTTGTTTACATCATGACTTGCTGTAGCTGCACCAGCTTCTGTAAGCACATAATGACCACGCAACTTACTACCATCAGGTAGAGTTATAATATCAGCATTTCCTACAACCTTAGGAGCAGCGTCCCACTTCTCCTTTATCTTCGGATTAACGGCATGTGCACCGATAGCCTCTTGTTCGGCTTTCTTCTCAGCCTCAACACGCTTCTGTTCTGCAAGTTCTGCCACAGCCTTTTCACGTGCAATGCGGTCAGCCTCTGCACGCTCTGCATTGATACGATTGAGTTCTGCCTGCTTGCGTGCTTTATTCACGTTGGAAATCTGCAACCACTTATCAAGTCGTGCTTCTGCATCTGCCTGTATCTGCCTTGCAGCTGCCTTATCAGCTTTGAACTTTGCCATATCTGCACTTGGCTTTACCTTGCTGACAGCTTTCTTCGCATTGTCAACATCCTTGGTAAGCTGTGCCACCATGCTTTCTACATATTCCTGTGCGTCGTCAAGGTCTTCCATGTACTCTACTACACCATCCCATGCGGTTTCAGGGTCTGTTTGTTCAAGCAATGGTTCTCCATTCTCGCCCTTAGGAATACGCTGCAGTGCGGTTTCTGATTGTGGTGGTAAATCGTCCTCAATAGTTTCATTACTTGGCTGTAAATCCTCATTGTGTGGTAAATTTACCTCACCCTCATTCTGTACACCAAGATTCGTTTCCTCAACATCATCATCTTGCTGTATAGGTTGTGGCTGTTCATTTTCTTCCTGTTCAGGTATTTCTTCTGATTCAGAAACTTCTGTTTCAGCCTCATTACCTAATATAGCCTGTTGCTCTGCACTGATAGCCTCGTCTACAGCTTTCAACTCCATACTTGGGTCTACAGGTTCATCTACCTTATAGATTTGCTCAGGAGAAATGAATTTCAATTCACCAGTTTCAGCATCACATACAACGACACTCTCCGATGAATGATGAATATCTACCGTAGAACCATCGGGGAACATAGTTACATTTCCACTGACGATATAAACCTGCTTGTCATCAACTTTCAGCGTGGCAGGGTGTATCATACCACTCTGCTTGTTGGTGTGTTGAGCAATCTTGTGCTCGGCTTCTGCACGTTTATTCTCGCTATTTTCATTGGCAGCCTCTGTAAGTCCATCCATTGCAGCCTTGGAATTGACGAAGTATGCTACAGCGTCCTGTTGCTCAGGTGTAAGCGACTGGTCATTCATTACCTCCCAAGGGTCTTCTTCAAGCTGAGCAATACGCATTTCTGCATCATCAGCAAACACTCGTTCGATTTCATCGTATGCCTCACGATAACGAAGTACGATAGCATCAGTATCGGAATTATCACCCTCTGTGTCTGCAACATTAAAGGCTTCCTTACCCTCATCGTATGCTTGCTGACGCTCTTCTATACGCTGTTTGTATTCTGTATCAGCTTGCACATCTGCAGGCTGTCCGTCTTCTGTCTTCTCCTGCTCTGGGAATAAAGACTTAATATAGGTATCAACAAGCTCTTTCTCCTCTTCTGTGCGGTCTTGAGGCATCTTACGAAGAGTTGCATCTACATCAAGCCCTGTTTCCTTTTTGAGTTTTGCACGAATTGCTTCTGGACGGTTAGCATCTGCAATATCACGATTACGCTCTATAGCTACATCAATAGCCTTTGCTTGATCTATGAGCTCTTGAGGCATATCCTCCTGTCCACTCTTCACCTTTCGGTAATTCTGTAAGACAGTCTCCATGTCTGCATCAGGTGCAACTTCCTTGATAGCTGTCTCAACAACAAGCATATTTGAAGCTGTTTCCTTATATTTCTCACCGACATCCACAGAGTTAAGTTCTGACTGACGCATAATTTTATCAATCTCACCTTGTGCCGCTTTTTCATTGGAGAATAGACGAGAGGTCACAACGTCTCCTTGTGCACTCATACTCTTTACTACGATGTCTCCATCCTCTGTCTTATCTGTAGTGTATCCCGTAATGGTTGACATAGGTAACATGCGACCTGTAAGGATATAGTATGCCTTAGCACGAGTAGCCTCGCTCACCCCCTTATCATTCATCAATCGCTTCATGGCTTCGTAGCCGTCGAATGTGTCGGGGGTAAGATTTTCGTAATCACCTACAACCTCTTTGCTGACACCGTGACTCTTAGGGTTGGTATACTTCTGTTTCTGTGCATTACGAAATAGCATAGACAAGTCCATATAACCATTGTTACGTAACTCGTAAAACTCTTCACTCGTAAATCCTGCATCAGAAGGTGATGCTTCCATCTGTTTATTCAGACGCTCCTTAAAGCTGAAACCATATCTCTTACCATCTGTGCGTAACGCATCTAACACACGTGGCGCACTCTTAATGGCATGGCTTGCCTTGAAACCAAGCATCATTGCCATATTGTCTGTCCAGACATCGAATGCGTCACCTTGACCGCTAATCCATTCTGGGATAGAGAACACTGTACCCTCTGCAAGCGTACTGACAGCAGTTTCACCTGCACGTAATGCAACCTTACCAACAGTGCTTGTCGTTGCTTTTACTGCCTTGTCTGCAAAATTGCCAATGATAGGCGACAATGTACCAGTTGCTGCACCGAGTAACAATCCGTGTCCTGTTGATTTCAATATCTCACCAACAGAGAAACCCTCGGATTTTCCTGTTTCAGGGTTTACAACACCCCCTGTTGCAACTTGCTCCTCAATTCCTTTCAGCGTATTGAATGTAGCAAAGTTAGCTGCACCACCTGCAACTCCCTGCACTACACGTCCAGCAAGCGTCCCTGCTGCATATCTACTTGCAACATCTGTAGCAACTTTACCGACAGCTTTCTCTGTGGCTTTTTCTGCAACCTTACCTAACATTGCTTTGCCTGCAAGTCCAAGGGCTTTCTTGCCTACAAAACCGCCAACACCTCCTGAAACGTATGTAATAGGGTCGAGTGCCATATTAGCTACTGTACCCATAATATTCATTGCCTTATGCTGACTGCCGAATTGCGCCATTGCATCACGTTCAGCAACCTCAAGACCATGTGAGCCTGTCCTTGATGAAGCAGCAAACTCTGCAGCTGCTTTACTTGAGATAAGGGGTTGGTCTGCTACTTTACGCAGTAAAAACTCTAAATTAGACTTCGGTAGGCGTTCCTGCACAGCATGACTATATACATTATTGTATATCAGACCCATCAGTGCATCCTTTGCAGCTGCAACTGCACTCTTGCCTTTAGCCTCCTTTGGGTGCTTAGAAAAATATGCTGTGTATTCTCTCAATCTATCGTTACGATAGTCCTTTGGCAATCTGTTGTATATTGTATTAGCCATCTTGTCAAAGTCAAAAGCCTTGTGACGCTTTTCTTGATAAGATAGCTCGTCGTTGAAATTCCTATCATGCCCTGCAAGTGGTGCACCTGCAGAGTTGGAGGCTTCTGCAAGTGTAGAAAGACTGAAACCTGATGAGGCTTTACTTCGTAGTTCTTCCTGTGCTTGCTTGTCTATACCTTCAGCTTCTTTCCATACACTATCCAGTACATCACGGATAGGATGCTCCTTATCCAATTGACGCTGCTTAGCAACATCTTCTGGGTTATCTGGGTTCAATCCGTTGTCTGACATTCGAGAAAGAAAACCTTGCTGCACACGGAACTCATGACTTGCCAAGTCCGCTGTTGCCTTATGAGTAGTCTGCTCACCCTGTGGGGTAAGATATGTTTGCTCCATCTTACCTGTCTGTGGGTTGTACTCAATATTTCCTTTCTTTGTCTGACCATACACCCCCTGCGCCTTCTGGTATTTGCCTATGTTCTTAATCTTTTGCATGGCACGCTGCGTGTTAGCCTTTGTCTGTGCTGTCAAGCCTTGTGCCCATCCAATTGCAGCCGCTTTTTGTGCTGCCGTCATAGGCTTGCCCTGAGGTTTCTGAACCTGTTGTGGTCTTACAGGCTGCGCTGGTGCGGGTTTTGTAGGTGGTACCGTATGCTGTGGAGTGGCAGTAGTAGTCGACGTAGTTGGCTTCTGTGGTGCTGGTTTTGCAGGCTCACTACCAATAGCCATTGAAGTCGTACTATTTACAGGAGTAAAAAGTGACTTATAGAAGCTGTCATAACTATCTGGTACATCATAATTGTTCTTTTTCAGAGACTCATGTAGGGCACGTCGACTTTGAGCACCAGCTTGCCCTGATTCTGTTAATGTGCGTTCAAAACTTTCATAGTTATCAGGCACATCATAGTTGTTACTTTTTAATGACGTATATAGTTTGCGTAAAGGCTTATCTTGCATTTCCATATAGATAGTATGTTATATTATTGTTACTTCCACTTCACTCCTGTACTCTTTTTCTGTGGTGGCTTTTGTGAATACCCACCACCACTTGAAGTCTTTGTAGAGACTCGACTCGATGTACGGCCACGCACCTTTGACATTGTCGTTGTCTTTTCGGTCTTATTTTCCTCCTTAAATGTTCCATGCTGCTTAGCGTAAGCATCTGCAGCATCTTTCGTTCGAAACTTATGTTCTCTTCCTTTAGAGTCATACGCAGAGAACTCGCTGACGTTACTACGGTCACTTGCTCTTGCAGCTGCATAATGTGCGGCTGCTCCTGCACGTTCATTTGCTGCCTTAGCGCCACTTTCAACTACCTGTGCACCCCTCAAATTAGCTGTAGCGCTGTTAACAGCCTGCTTTGTCCGCTCTGTAGTCCCTCGCTCTTGCTCTGTTTTGAGTTTTGCTTTTTGTAACGCATCAGCATTATCAGCCTCAGCCTTTTTCGTTTTAGCAACACTATCAGCTGCGTCCGCTTTAGCAGTCTGTTCACGCTTTTTGTCTGGCTGCAGGTCTGCAAGCCAATTATGCTCCTCTTGCTCTCTATTAGCTTTTTCTCGTGCAAGCCTAAGCCTTTCAGCCTGCGCCTCCATTTCTCTAACTGTCTTGGCTCTGTCATTCTCAAGGTCGCCAATTCTCAATGAGTAATTGAGGTACTTATCCCTGTTTGCCTCTCGCTCAGCTTTCAGTTTTTCCTGCCGTGCATCCACTTTCGCCAATTGAGTATCATCGGGGTTATACATGTTAGGAGCGTACTGTGAAGTAAAGTAGAGATTAGACAGTGCTCTTATGCCATCACCTACAGCAGCTATAACACGCTTCGATTTCTCTCTCTTCTCCCTTTTCTTGCGCTGCTCCTCGGTTTCGTTAGCACTGGCATAGTCTGCCTGTGCTTTCTTCAAGATGTCTATCTGATTATCGTAACCAATGAGGTCCGCCTTATGATTATCTGGAGTAGTTGATGATACAGTTGAGGCTGGTGTAGTAGATGCGGTATTATCTTGCACATTGGTAGGTGCTTCCGTTTCTTGCTTAACCGTAGTCTGCTCACTCGGCTGACTGCCTGGGGCCCCTTGCAATGACCTGTCTATAGCTGGAGGTATTTTACCTTGAGGAGCTGTAGCAGGCTTTACTTCGTCATATCCTATTTTCGTCATAACTTTTCGTATATCTTACATTGAGCTTCCAATATTGGATGCCGCAGATGCTACACCCTGTGCAGCTTGACTGATTGCGTCTGCTTTCTTCTGTTCTAAGGCATTCAGTTGGTTCTGAATATTAGTGTCGTTTTGCTGGTAAGTTTGCTCAATCTGGTCTTTACGTGCATCAGCATTAACAGCTATCTGACTTGTAGCGTCTGCTAAAGCCTGCGAGTTCGCAGCTTTAGTTGCCGCTACGCTTTCCTCTGTACCACCCATCACGGCAGCTGCTCCCTGTGCTGCTCTGTTGCGGTTTCGAAAAGCCTCCTCTGTTTTTGTGAGGATACGCTGTGCGTCTGCCCTCTGTGTTGCATCCTCATTATATCGTTGGTCATACCAATCCTGATTCTTCTTTCTCTGTGCTTCGAGGTTAGCTTTCATCTTCTTGATAGCTTTTGAAGCACTGATGCCGCCAAAGATAGAGGCTGCTGCTCCAACGCCTGCTCCAATAATACTTCCTAACATATCTGAAAAGTTTATGTTACAATACTTATAATTTGCGTGCTAAGTTATTATACTATATTTGCACTCATATTTTAAGTATTGTCGCACAATGAAAGGAAAGAAGACAGGAGGGCGTGTGAAAGGCACGCCAAATAAAGATAATCCACTAAAAGGCTTCATAAGAGCTCACTCCGAGAAGTATTTCACGGAGCCTGTTGAGAATGGTCTGACGCAGTTTGAACTCGACCAGATGAGTTTAACTGCTGATGACCGTGTGAGTGCTGAACTTCGACTGCTTGAATTTCATCAAGCGAAACTCAAAGCCGTCGATGCAAATATCAACACGCATAATGTATCGCTCACCATTGAGGACAAATTGCGTGAACTTTGCGAGGAAGAAGAAGATGGCGAGTAACGTCTAATTCTTCTACTTGTAGAAGTGCTATAATTTAATTTTCGCTTAGGGTTTCATAGTTAAATTAAGGTTAGAAGATTGTTTGGGCGTTCTGTACGTGAGTATGGGACGCCTTTTTGTGTACCAAAGTTCAACCAAACGTGAACCAAACGTGAACCAAACGTGAACCAAACGTGAACCAAACGTGAACCAAACGCCAACCAAAAGGGTAGCAAAATCTTCCATTTTTCATAGCCTGTATGTTAAATTCATTAACATTTAACCAAAAAGCAACCAAACGTGAACCAAAAGGGTAGCAAACGCCAACCAAACGTGAACCAAACGTGAACCAAACGTGAACCAAACGCCAACCAAAGTGTATTTTTCGGGGAAGCAAAAGTCAAGCTCGCGCGCGCGCGTAATGGAATAAGGAATATTATATTATTTATTCGTTACACTCATAAATAACATAATAATGGAATATATTAAACGACGACACGTGTGTACATGTGCGTGAGAGATTTTTTATTTTTCAATTCATTAACATTTAGCGAGATGGCATGAAAAAACCGACCTGCTATTTGCAAATCGGTTATGAGAAGAAATCAGAAGCCTTTTCCCTTTGTGCGTTCGTATACTGCTTCACGGTCGGTGTCCACATTTTTTAGCCGAAACTGTACTGCGCAACGCAATGGGATAGTATCAGGCAGCTGTGGCACGAGGCGAGATATCACCTCGTCGATATTTGAAAATCCAATATCTGAAACCTCTGCAAGCATCTGCCCTCTGAAATATGCTCTTGCGTATATCATGTATTTGGGTGCAATTCTGAATGTATCGGTCTTCGGCTCATCAACACCATGCGCACATCCTTGCTTGCTCTTAGCAGTAGAAAAGAAAATAAAATCAATCACTTTCCTGTTAAGTTCCCAGGCAGGAGAGAAATCCAACTTGATATATCCTCTCGTTACAGCATGCCCATTGCTGTGGTTCATTGCAAATGCCACCTCGTCAATGGTTGCTCCACAGTCGTTCTGTGCCACAGTGCCCCATGTATGTCGAAAAGTATAAGCAGAGAACCACTCTTCTTTCGGCATGCCCATACTCTCACACACTTTGCGAAGTCCCGTATTAACATTCGCATTGAAACTGTCACTTGTTGTCATGCGTGTGTGGAAGTTGAACAAGTATGGGTCGTTTTCGTCAGCCTTGTATTTCTCAAACAACGGCAGAAGAATCGGCTCAACACGTATTTCAATGTAAGCCTCATCACGTCTTATCTTGCGTGTCTTCGCCCTGCGGTAACAGATGCGTCCATCCTGATAGTCTTCTTTCCTCAACTCGTAGAGGTCTACAGTATTGATACCAGCAAAGCATAGTATCATTTTAGCAACGTCACGTCCAAACTCTGGCAAAGGGCTTTTCATTTTGCTTTCAGGGAGTGGAGCTGAGAAAAACTCACGACACGTTTCTGGGCTGATGGCAAGCTTTTCCGTTCTGTCTGCAGCTGGTATCTTCACTTTTGCCCATGGGTTAGTCTTGATACGGATAAGTCCATTGTCATAATCGTTGTATTCCATGATGGCAGCCTTAAATACTTGTCTCATACACACAGGGTACATTTCCTTGGCACGCTTCGTAAGTTCTAAGGTCTGTATCCATCTGTTCACAGTAGGGGAAGTCAATTCATCAAACATTATCTTCGTTGTCCCACAAAAACGTTCCAAATGCTGGAGTGCTAACTGGTAATTGCGTGCATTACGCTGCTGTCCACGGTCAATCATACGGTCGATGTGAAGCCGTGCATATTCGCTAAAGCATAAATCTATATCTGCTGTTCGTAGATATTCCACTACCTGTCTAACAGTCCACCTCGATGTGTCTTTTCTGTTGAGTTTGTCGTTGTACTCAATGATGAGGCTGGAGCAATATTGCAGGACATAAGGGTCTATTATCTCATTTCCCTTACCCAATCCTTTACTCGTTACGCACTTGTCGGTCGTGATATAACCCAACCGCCTGTCAACACAAACACGGATATAAACTTGCCAGAAGCCATCTTTCCTCGGTCTTCTGACTACTGCCTTGAATAATGCCATAATCTATTTTGTTTTTGTTGGTAAACTTATGGTAAACACATTTTCTGTAAATGGTGGGAGAAATGGTAAACAAATCGCATCAAAAGTACACGGAAAGTGTGTAAAAATGTACATCCGTCCCTTTACGAAATTAGGCTATAACCCCTGTTTTACTAAGGAGTTACAGCCTAATTGCTTGTATATTAATTACTTGTGAATTACTCTTCCACTGCTGCCTGTGCCGCTGCAAGTCTTGCGATAGGCACGCGGAATGGAGAACAGCTAACGTAATTAAGACCTACACGATGGCAGAACTTAACAGAACTTGGCTCACCGCCATGCTCACCACAGATACCACACTTGAGGTTCTTGCGAGTCTTGCGGCCCTTCTCAACACCCATTTGAATTAACTGACCAACACCCTTCTGGTCGAGAACCTGGAATGGGTCAACATCAAGAATCTTCTTCTCTAAGTAGCTTGGCAAGAAGCTTGCGATATCGTCACGGCTATAACCGAAGGTCATCTGAGTCAAGTCATTTGTAC